AAGGAGAAAAAAAATGGAATGGTTCAATGTAGTAGCAATCGTGGTAACTGCATTCGCAGCCATTTTCGCTGGAAGTTATTTTAGTAAATTCAAACTTCTGGTGAAAGAGCTAAAGGAAGCTTTTGTGGCATTGGATGAAGTGCTAGGAGATGATGACGTTACCGTGGAGGAGCTCAAGCGAGTCGTTAAAGAATTCCAGGATGTGCTTCTTGTCTTTCTGAGGAAGTAAAAGAACAATGGAATACGATTCTTGTCCCTTTTGCGAAAAGGACTTCGATACTCCAGTAACTCTCCAGGGAAAAGCATATTATAGCTGTCCCCATTGTGGTACAGAATGGGTTAATACGTTAGATAAAGAAGTGTCATTTTAATCATTATGATGACATCTTTTATAACGAGTATAATAGGTAAAAAAACACCATTTTGTATCACTATGGTGATACTATTTGGTATGTTTTATTACCATTCAGAAATATAACTTTCCAATGAAGAATATTACAATGAGTTAGGAATATATTGCGGGTTTTTTTGATGGAGAGGGATGTCTCTCTAGGACGAATAAAAGTTCCCCGCATAAATATTATGTAATTTCAATTAGTCAAAAAAACAAACATATTCTTGATGAAATTCGGAAATTTGTAGGTTATGGACAAATATATCAAGATAAAACTAAATATCAATATAAGATCACCAAGCAAGAATATATATTAGACTTTCTGTCTGCAATAGCACCATATGTAATAGTGAAAAAAGCACAAGTTTATGAAGTTTTGGAGAATCCTTGGAAACGACAGTATAGATGGAAAAAGGTAAAACAAATTCAATACTAGCAATATTTTGTGTGCTTCTAATTACTATATTTTTAATCCTGGTAACTTAACCTTCTGTCTAATTTATTAAACCTAAGTCTATTGTATTATTTTTCACGATACCCACTATAAACGGAACTATTGTACATTTTTATACAATGACTAATGTTCAATAGCGAGTGAACATAAAGAGAGCTTGAACATGATGAAAAGACTTTTAATTGGTGTTAGCTCATTGGTAATATTCCTAAATCTTCTACAAGCTAAGTCTGTGGTTGTTGTAGATAGTGGCTCTGGAGTATTTATTGGGGAAAGCATGATAATCACAGCGAATCATGTGGTTAGGTTTACTGACAAGCCAGCACTTAGAATCGATGGAAAGAAGGCTATTGGAAGCATAATGAAACGGCACGTAACGTTAGACATGGCTTTAATAAAGGTTGAAGGTAAGCACGAGTATGCGAAGCTCAGGCTAAATCCCAAGCTTGGTGAACGTGTTTATGTTATATCTGCTCCAGGGGGTTACTATGAGGATATTGTTGTGTTTGGTAGGATAGCAGGTATTACTGAGAAATGGTTACTGGTGGATGCAAAGGTAATTGCTGGAAGCTCTGGGGGTGGTGTTTTTGATAGAAGGGGAAGACTACTTGGGATAGTCAGGAGTGGTTATGGCTCAACCAGAATGGGTGACTGGCTGCTGACGGCAATACCCGCTAAGACAATCAAAATGTTTTTGGAGGAATAATGGGCATCTACGATAATTGGGATGGGTTTGTTAAGATGGCCAAGGAGAGTGCTGGAACAGCAGGTACGAGCTTGCCTTCTCCTGCTCGCTGGCGGGAGAATATACCATCATATCTTAATGCAGCTAAAATATTTGTTGAAGTTTGTTTCCTCATATTCTTAGGATTATGGAACTTTTACCTTTGGCTGGACATAATTACAGTTTTGTCAAGTTGAGTGAACTCGTAAGTATACTAAGTTGTAATACTTTTTGAGTACAATTATAACCTATTTGGAGTACAAAATGAATCTTGAGTACGGGATTTGCTTTCACTGCACCAGAATTATGCCCATTGAATATCTTATTCAGATAAGGCTTTACGACCATAAATTAATAGGCAAGTTCCATCATAAGCTCTTATGCTGTGGATGTAAGGAAGCGGCGGATCAGATATATAATCACGTAGAACTGGAGGAATAATTGTCTGACGAGAAGTATTACGTAGAATTTTCTGAAGTAGCAGTTAATGCTCTAAAGCAAGGGGAATGGGTAGTAATAGAATTTGAAGGATTATACTGTAAGGTAATACCTTATCCCATTGAGGAGCAAATAGCGGATGAATTGGGCAACCAAGAAGTTGTATTTAAGTTTGAGGGGAAAAGGAAGTCAACTTAGCTGTAAATAGCTTGCCTTAATAATCCTTTTCAATGGGCTTATAAAACGGGACCCATTCAAATTTCATTCTTGCTAGATTATCTTTCCTACCTTTATCATTGACAAAAAATTCCACGATGAGTCCTCCTATTTCTGGGTATAAACCTTTCCTTCGCAAATAAGGCGTTTGGCTTTCAAAGCAAGGAAGGCTAAAAGCGGTGACATTCCGGTATTGAAAGAGAGCGCAACTCTTATGAAGATGCCCCATAAAATATATGTCTGGCTTGGCATCGGGGGCAAACTGCTCTATGTTTTTCTGCAAGCGATAAGAAATAGCGTAGGGAACTCCTCCAGATGTATGCTGAAGATAAACTTTTAACCTTGGTAGAATAGGATAGGCACCATAAGCACCCCAATATTCAATGTCTTCTCGTCCATCAGCTATGTCTTCTACAATGTCACAACCAGCCTCTTTGATAAATGAGTAGTCGTGATTACCAGCTATCATTATGGTTTTTCCGCCATTTTCCATTCTAGGATAATGTTCAATAGCATAATCTCTCTGGGCTTTTTCACCGTGTAAGAAAAGCTCATACTCTTGCCCCTTGTAAACTCTGATACCAGCTATCACATCCCCGGCATGAAGAATAAGTTTTATTCCCTGCTCTTGGGCATAAGTATAAAATGTTCGTAAATAAGTAAGTTGTTGATACTTACTGGCTAAATGAGAGCAACTTATGACTCCAAATTTTATTGTTTCTCCCTCAAACATTGACGTATCAACCCTTTTCTTAATGTCCATTTTATCTGGAGTAAGTTTTTCAACTCGATAGCCTTTTTCAGAGAGAATTTGCCGAAGGTCTTTCTCGCTTATTTTAGGAGTGCTTTCATTCTTTTGCACACTTTCAGCCATTGGTGAAACTCTTTTTTTCCATCCTCTACTACGCCTTAAGTTTCTTATTCCCTCGGGATCTAAGTTAATTCCGAAGTGCCCCGCAATTACCATTGTTAAACCATAGTCGGTAAAACTTTGATAATTATCCCTTATATAGTTATATACTTTGATATGCTCTTTCCAGAATTGTTCATTTCTCATTTATATACCCTCCTTAATATACTTTACTTCCGGTACGAAATTATACTCCGTTCTGCCGCACAACACATTCTGCTGGTAATGCGCATCAGGGTCAGCACCATCGGGGCAGTGAGGATAATGGACGTAGATAACTTGCTTCGTGATTGTCCTGCTACTCCAGTAAGAGCATTTACGATAAGGCTCACCTTGGTTGATTGCGTGAAGGCAATTATGGCAGTGAATCATTTCTTTTTCCCAATTGCTTTCTCTAATTTATTTACTCGATCGACAAGTCCCGATATACTATGACTCCATGTTTCGTTTATTACATGTTCAACGTATCGAGCAATTGCTCCTCTTTTGTTGGTGATTATCTCATCACGTAATTTTTCCAATTGAATTCGTTGTTTTGGCTTCATCGCCATCTCTCCCTCCTTTTTGCGAGTGCTTTTCATCTATATCCCCCCGGCTCCCATTCACACTCAGGTTTATCCTTTAAAAGCCTATTTATCTTCTCTCCTCTGCTTTCTTTCTTCTCCCCGCCAGCTTGCTTTTCATATACTTCTAGTCCCCTTCTTCCACAACAAGGACACCACCAATTTATTACCCTTGTACTGGTTGAGGCAGTGCCTTCATCAAATAACATCTCTGTACCGCACTCAGAACAAGTCATAATTATCTCCTCCTCCTAGTAGCCCCACCAGCTATGACTGGCAGGAGTTGTTGTCACGATTTAGACCTCTATGCTCAGTCGCTCTGCTGGCAGGGCTGCTGTTTCCTTCTTTCTCTTTCTTCTTAACCACTTCTCGTGTCTTATCTTTTTTTGTTGCCACCAATCCCGTCCTCCTTGACCCACTAGCGAACCCCTCCTCATTACCCGCATCCCATTGAGCCAGCAGTCAGCACGACAATAGTTATAGCAAAGGCGCTGTTCTATGTTGTTTTCGGCTAGTTCTTTTATAACAAGTTTCTTTTGCGCAAATCTAACCTTCTGGTATTTCTTGAGGCACTCCTTACAGGTATTGCCACTGCCACTATAATACTCGGTAGGTGCTTTGAGTTGCCCGCATTTAATGCACTTTCGTGGTTCAATCACGCCTCTCTATCTCCTCTGAATGTAAGCATTCTTCTAAGTGTAAGCAAAATAAAATTATCGTATTGTTTGCCATACCAAGTCTCTAGCTTATTTTTTAACTCATTAGCAGTGCAGTCAGCATCATCAAGAGCAAGCTCGTCTGTAATCTGAGACTTAGTTATGGCTTGTATATCAATAACCTGTGCTATAAACGTTTGTTCAGGAGTCCCTATAAGGTAATTTGCTCCTACCTTATAATAACCTCTATTTTTCCTAATAGTTGTAAACTTCTGTTTCTTTAACTTTGAGTACTCGGATGTAAACTTCATCTCACCTCCTCCGAAATATCTATCTTTGCTTAGTTCTTTTCATCATAAATACTGCTACTACTATACTTCCATAAACGCTACCAATTAGGAAACCGAATGCAAAACTTAACCAATTCATTGCTTGTCCTCCGATATATCTATGAAGTTTGCTCCTCTGTTATCCAAGCGAAATCCCCAAGTCTTATTCAGGGGGTCAACATCGCTAATCGCTCGCTCTCTAGCCTTGACTATCTTGAGCTTGCCTGGCCCCCTGCCTTTCGGCCCATCCATAGCTAAATATAGTGAGGCACTTTTAACAGAGTATCCAGCACCATAACCCAAATCTCTCCCGGGAGGCTTCTGTATTGCTACGATAGCCACCCCCTGATTTAGCTTTTGGATTATCTTTTTTAGCTCATAGCCAATCAAAAAAACCTCGTTATCGAGATCCAAATAGTCAATCACATTAATAGCATCCGGTTTAATTACATCAGCGTAGTTATCCTCCCTGCGCCAAGTCTCAAAGGGGAGAGGATCGGGAATGTCGGGGTCAATGGCATTAAACCTTTCCTCCATTTGCATTTCCCCCATCTCACTATTACTAAAAAGATGGATCTCAAAGTCGTTCATATTCATATATACTATGTTATATAACAGGGCAGTTTTCCCCGCTCCGGAACTTCCTGCGAGGATTATTAAACTCTTGGGGAGAATCCTCACCAATTTTTCTAACTCGAAAGGAAATCTTAACGGCACACTCATTTTATCCGCACCCCGCCAATTTATCTTTGGTGCTTCATCGTCAATCAAGCGGTATAGCCCATCCCTTTTACCCAGGGCTACAAGCACCTTATCCTTAACAAGCCTACGCATTATTACCCGTAGGTACGCTTTACTTTCAGGAGCGAGAATACGCATCTCGTTGTATATATTAGTGAGGCTGAATTGCCCAGTAGTTCCCTTGACCCATTCTTCTACAACTGTTTTACTTGGATTGTCCATATCTCGCTTTGTGGGCTCCATTATCACTTCTTTGTAGCTGCTTCAAATATGCCAATTAAATCCCGGTCATTAGCTAAACCTAACGCCCACTTAAGACACGAGTCCGAAATTATATGTAGTAACATTACAGTCATTATGCTCCCAATGCTATCTTTGTCCCCCTCGCTCTTATTTTTCTTGAGGCTAAGTATCTCTTCTATTCTTTTAAGCATCTCTTGAATCTCTTCCTTGGTTCTTACTTGGAGTTGTTGCCCGGCTCCACACTCAGCACAGAACTTTTGCCCACTAATTACCTCAGCTTTACACTTTGGACATTTCTCTAATGCATTTTCCATCTTTTTTCTCCTTTAATGTATCTTTCGTATCATTAGTATCATTCCTGATACTTGATGATACATTCACTATTTATGCTCCTTTCTGGCTTGCTCATGCATTTGTCGATGCTGTTCACTTTTCCACTCCTCTATCGTATTAACCCTATTTTCCAGTACAGCTATCCTAGCTAATAACTTATCAACCATATCCCAAATACCCATCATTACCATTATTTATGCTCCTTTCAGTTGTTTTCACCCTTCCTCCACTTAGTGAGTTTCTCATCGTCCTGTTTTAAAAGAGCAGCAAGACCCTCTTGAGTTCTTGCTGCTTTGATAATACAAGGACCAGCATTTATAGCTTCCCTCAAAAGCCATTGAGTATGTTCGGGATCGTCGCAGGCCTCCAAGATGCGTTTTTTTACCTTGCTCTCTGCATCTTTTAAATTGCCAGCTTCAGAAGATGCACCAACACCGAAAGCTAAAAAATACCAAGTTTTAGACATTATTTCCTCACCTCCTCCTCTACAGTAATTCTGATTGGCTTCTGTATTCCGAGAAACACAATCTGTTGCTCAACATGAGAAGCAAGGTAACGACAGAGTTCGGCGAAACTATTGGTTTTTGATCTTCTTCCATCGGCAGGAATGAGATCAAAACAATCCCGTGTCTTTAGGTCATACTTAATTACGTTTACAAACGCTTTAACTGGCATTATTATCCTCCTTTTTCGCCCGCTCTGCCAGCCTCAACCCGTGCTGCTAGGGGGACACTTGTTCGTGTGGTCAGTCCCACAGAGCAGGCTATATAAGCTATTCCCTGACTATTAACCGTTTCCTCATAGCATCTAAATGGTCAGCAACATCGGCAAGGCGAAGATAAGCCCGTTGCCAAAGTGGACTCGTTCCGGGTGTGTCAGCGTAATCTATAGCCGCTTCTTTTATTCTTTGTAAATCCTTTGTGTCTAAATCTGCTGGTGTTACCATGAATCTCTCACCTCCTTCTTTCTACATTAGTCCCGGATGAATAGTAATTGTAAATTCATCGTCTGCATTGCTGCTACGTCCACATTTTGTGTCCCATTGTTCATAGAGTTCCAGTGCTTTATTTAGCACATTGGTTTCATCGCCTATTTGATACGACAAAGTCATATTTATTCGCTTCATTTTCTTCTCACCTCCTTTCAACTCTCCAACGCATAACGTTGCCCGAATATCTTTACCTTTTTTGGTCGCACCACCGCTTTAACTTCCACTATCTTTGGTCTCGTGACGCTAGAGTCAAAGTTGCTTATCTCTAACCCCTTAGCTAATGCCTTTTTCTTCTCTACCTGGAAAGCCGGTAAAGCCTTGCCACCTTGCATATAAGTTATAGTAGTATGCTTGCGGGTCACTGCTAGATTGCTGGTTTTGCTTACTATTTTATCCAGGATGTTACCATTGTGCGTGATAACCCATTCCTCGCTTAATCCTTTTGCTGTGAAGGCTTGCATCCTCTACCTCCTTTTCTATTGATTTTACGGTAGCAAGTAAGGCATCTGATAGGTTTCGCCATGCTTCCATAAGAGTATCACCCTCCGTAATTATGCTATTTTCATTGAACCTTCCATGAACAACCCAGTAGTCCTTGCCATCCTGTTTGTCGGGAATAAACAAGATTAAATACTTAGCTCGAGCTATTTCTTGTTTTGTGAATTCCATTTTATTCCTCCTTCTCGCCCTTCGTAATGTACAGAATAAAGCATCCATAAATATCTCTCTACGATGTACTCATACCATATCATGTCCATTGACCTTTTTTCATTTGTTACTGTGCTTTGCATTATTCTTCTCCAAACTCTTCCTTTAGTATCGTATCCAGCGTTTTGCCATCTAACGAAACTAACTGATCAACGTTCGCCACATTGTAAGGTGCGAGCATCTCTGTCACTGGGGGGGAGTCCTCTTTGTAGTCAAGTTCCTTTATTTTATCCTTAATTAGCTCTATCTTCTCCGCCTTAGTTAGCTTCTTTAGCTGCACCCGCTCAGGTGCGTTAGCCAATGGAAGTTTTCCAAGTTCATCTATCATCTCGCCTAATCGGTGTGGTGGTACGCGATGCAAATCAGCCCAATCTGAGATACCGTATTTGCTTAAAAACTCGGGGGTAGGTACTCTCTCTTCACGCAAAACCTTAACCTCACTAATTAGCGTTTTCATTTTCCTAAATATTTTCATATCTTCGTGATAAGCTTCGGGATGTTTTTTATAATCATTTGTGTCCAGCTTCTTATACCCTATCTCCCTGGCTAGTTTTTTAATCTCATCTATTTGCTCTGGGGTGATGTCCGCAATATCAGAGTTGTCCTTTTGAACCTCGAAGTCTGCATCAGTAGCTTTTATCTCTTTTACCTTACCCTCCTTCTTATACTGCTTCATTAACTCGACAATTACCTTCTCTGGTATTAACTTCTTCCTGGCGTTCCTCTCTGCCTTTGATATAGCTTGCTCGAAAGCAAAGGGGTTCGCCTTCCCGCTTGCATAAAACTTAGCCTGTCTTTTTGCGCCGTAAGCAGAGTCCAAGCCAACCTCTGTCCCATCGTTTTTAACAGAGTAGCGCCCAACCTTAATGACCGCCTTAATAAACTCGGCATCTTCTGTAATGTTTTGCTCAAGCACTCTCATTGGATTACCAACCTCAGCCATGTGAATTGATACTGCATTTATACCGGCTAGGCTAAGTCCCTCTACTAATCTACCCTTATCACGGTAGCTATACACATACTGTTTGATGATTTCTCCCCGCATTTCTGCGATAATTTGTTTCTCGTCCTCTGCGTCCATAAGTAAAAAAGGACGTGCTTCTACAAGTTCGGTGTTCATTTTCTTTTACCTCCTTTCTTTTCTTTCTTCCTTTCACCAAATACAATTTCTAGTCTCTTCACTACATTCTTGAAATTATTATATACTTCGGTAAAACCACCCCCAGAAAGAATGTAACCATTTTCTACCTTTTTTAATGTAAATTCTTCATTCATGTTTTCTCTCCCTTTTTCTTCTTGCCATTCTAACGTGCATAGCCATTCGTTAGCTTGGGCATCTAGCCGCTTCTTTGTTTTCTTCATCCTCTAGCCTCCATTTTTGTTCTTCGTTGTAAATAAACATAGCCTGCGAGTGCTCGTAGCACAGTCCACCCGCCTTAGTAAACTTGCCACAGATAGAGCACAACTTCATTTGCATTTATTCGCCGTTTCTATCTCGCTAATATGAATCAATTCTCCCAACCCGCCTATCTTGCCATATAAAACTTCGTTATCTGTGGGCAAATTATCCTTTAAGCCAGCTCGCATAGCATATTTCAAACAGGCTGGATTTCCTTCGGAGAACATCCAACTTTTACCATAAATATTTTCCCACCAATCTTCAACAACATATTCTGCACCTTTATATGTACCCGACTTAATAATAACTTTTTTCCCTGCTAACTCACTTTTTGTTTGCATGACCCGTAGCCTCCTTCGCTACTCTAAATGGTTGCTTTTGCTGCCATTTCTCTATAGCAACTTTAAGTTCCTGGAGTTCGTGCCGTTTCAGCAGCATCACACATTCATCGCCCAGTGAATCCTCTACCTTTACCCAGAGACGTTCTAAACAGTAGCTAATGTTAACCTTCATTGAAATTATCCCACTCTTCCTCGCTCATCACAACAAGCCTTATTGAGCCGAACGGATGACCATCTGGCCACTCAACAAACGCAAACTTCTTATGTTTGCCATGCTTCTTCTCGGCCATCCTGATAATGTCCTCTGCACTAGCGAAAAAAGGGATTTTAAGTGCTTTCATGTTATCCTCCTTTAGCATTTAATCTGGCACACTTACCCAACCACATCCACCACAACCGTGACAAACTTTTTCGGGTGCACTGGAGGTGCTGTATTGCTCATCGTTGGGAGTGGTTCCTTTTCCATTGCAAACAGGACAGAGTTGAGCTTTCATTCTCTCTCACCTCCATTGACTTTGGTATACAGCCCGCATTCACCACAATAATACGTATGTCTGGATGGATTCTGAGCTAATGGCCCAGGTATCTCTATCTCCTCCCCACACCACTGGCATTTTATCTTGGTAGCTAGTGCTTCTTCCATTATTTCTCACCTCCTAGTTCTACAATCCTCATCCCCGGCTCCGTAAATATCAGCTCTCTTCCACCGTTACCGTCAGAACGCAGGTAAAATGCTTTGGTTTCAGGCATGGGGAGATTATCAACTATTCCCTCCACTTCTTGACCACTAGCAAATATAACCTTGATTCTCATTGCTCCTACCTCCCTGGGAAAGTCTATCTGCTCTAGTTTGAGCAGTTCAATGAATTCGGCTGGACTATCGTAATGCCTTTTTCGTTTGCATGTCTCACAGGTAGTGATAAGATCATCACTGGTGGTGATACCGCCAGCTTGTTTCTGGATGAAGTGCGATACATCGTGTTCTTCCCGCTTCCCGCACCAGACACAGTGGTAATGGTCACGCTTGAGAGCCTTGCGCCTGGTGCCTACCGGAATGTAGCTTGTTTGCAAACTTAAACACTTGTTTAACATTTTACACCCCCTAAGGTAGATTTTATGTCACCCTCAGGGTAGCAAAATTAAGATAAATAACCTATACAAGTTAGTTAAGTGTAAGTTTGTGAGTGGGGTAGGAGTGCCTCTATTTAAGAATAGCTTTAGGTTTGAGAGAAAATTGCGGTCTTCTCGTCTCGGGAAAGACGTGATTATGTTCCGATAAGAGATAATACAGCACCCTAATTTATCTCTTGTATGGTGAGCTAGTGGCGAGTTGTTGGCAAGTTTACATAAAATATTGCGCCCCGGAACCAGGCCAATCCCTGACACTAGGGCTTGAGGAGCATAACCGGTTAATGCAATGAACCTCTCCATTTTATAGAGGTATACCTGAGGAGCTTGACATTCCCCAAGAGTCGAATTAACATTCCCCAAAAGGGGAAGGGGATTCTCAGTTTCCTGAAGGCCCTGCCCGGGCCTGATGGTTCTTTCTCTCTTAGGTAGTAAGAGCTTTACCACATTGTTGAGGATGTTATAGAAGCTCATTCGATGCTCCTCAGATATACTAGCATAATCTGAAAAAATGTCAAGCCTCATGCTCCCGGATATACTGCTCCACGATCATACTTATTTTGGTAGAGCGTGGTAAATTCTTCGTGCCCCCAACCTCAATTGCGTCCAGCTTATCTATGAGGTCACGATCCATGGTTATGCCGATACTAGCTTTTCGTCCTCTAGTTCTCATGTGTACTCCTTTTATGCACATCTACACCATTTATTAGTATAAATGATGAGAAAGAGCAAGTAGTTTCCTTAAATAACCAGGATTATTCCATTGAGAAAGAGTTAGTCCACAGTGAATACCAATGGAATCACTATCTTTTTTAGATAGAAACCACAACCTATGGAATTGTGAGTCTCTGTATAACTCCCTTTCTTTTCCTGCAATATTAACTTTAGTTCCCATTTATAGTTCCTTCACAATATATCTATCTCGATACCGTTCATCTGTGAGTGAAACCTCCGCTTTGGCTTTCTCGGGGGTAGTTATCCATACCTTGAGAGGACCATCTTCGAGGAGCCCTTCATATTTGCCTTCCCCGTTGTAAACCTCGATCACCGCTTTCTTTTTGAATTCTATCATTTGTCTACCTCCTTATTTCAAAGATGCCACCAGCATAGCATATTCTAGCATTTTGTCAAGCATGACTACAAACTATTACTTCAAGCTAGACATTAATCCGTGCCACAGGCATATCAAGCATTGAGCTTTCCATCTGCCACCGCCATGCCACGTGTTAATCTTGGTACTACCACATTTAGGACATTTCATCTACATCTCCTCGTGTTGGCACTTTAGACACTCATATCTTTGACATTGATGACACCAAATCCATTTTGTCGTATCAACGCCGTGAGGCTTCCAGTGGTCACAGTGTCCGTTTGCTTGCTCTTCCGACTCAAGGGCCGCTTTGTTCAACGGTTCCCCGGTTGTTGAGTCATAAATAGGTTTTTCTAGTCTAGACATCTCTATCTCCTTTTTCACACTCCTTACATATTATCGCAAATCTACCGTAACCGATGTTCTTTTGTCTCATAACAGGCTTAACTCCTTTAATCCACCCATCTCCAGCTTGAAAACCGGGCACTTTTAGTAAGTACGTTGTTTCCGCATATATACTTACTGTGTCGTACTTAATTGTCTTGTGGCAATAATCACATCTCTTGGTGCCACACATCTCATTCCTCCTATTATCAAAGATGCAATGAGTATAGCATAAAATAGCAAGATGTCAAGGCCCTATTTCTCCAGTAAAAGGGTTCTCCCTCTTAACAATCTCCCTCTCCTAAAAACAAGAGTGTTAGTGCACTAACTAGGTTAGTACGTTCTTTCTTTGTTTACTCTTATTAGTTAGCAATTAGTGTGCCAAAGTTTGAGTTGCGTAAATGAAGAGTTAGAACAAGCTAGGTACGCTACACATGTTAACATATAGCACGGTCGCTATTGCGCTTTTCATGGTAGAACCTAGTTTAGTGTTTATAAATAAGGGATGAGAAAGAGCACGTGACTACAATAATGAGTACAAATATACTCAAAACAGAGTACAAAAAAGTATTTAAGCTATAATTCTTTACAATAATAATACATTAGAACTGCATGGTTAGCGGAGGGAGAGAAGAGGTTGACTTTAAAACTGAGTGTATATAATTAGGGTATGAAGATAGGGAAACCTGAGAAAGTTAGGAGAGGCGAAGAAATGGGATATAAACTAGAAGGTATAACGTGTAATTACTGCGGACACGATGAGTTCTTTGTAGGTGCTCTAGGGATTGAACATTGTACTGAGTGCTTTGGGCCAAGGGTTGAGACGGGGGAAAAGGATGGAAAGGATTAAGAAACAATACACATTGAAGGTGTGTATGCCTAACATTTCATACTTTTCACTTGCTTATCTTCCTTTAACCATGCTTTACTCCTTCATTTGGTATGAATTAGCGCTATATATACGTCAAATCCTTTGTAATGCAATACCAATGCAGGATAAACAGGTTGGTTTACATATTGTCCCTTATAGGAACATGGTAAAGGGATTGAAGCGCTTATATACAAGGGGATTGGAGGAGTGCGGTATGATAGGGGTTGGAGGTGGGGAGAGCCCCAGAGGAAAAGCCCCCCCAGCGGTGTCTGTATATTGTAACTACCTCACCGACAAAATTTATACCAAATTTGCTTTTTTCTGGAGTCAAAATGACTAAATTTATTTGTCCTCTTTGCAGGACTTCTATTCCTATATTTACCATTTCTCCTCCGAGGATTAAATGTCCTGGATGCGGGGTTTTGATGGAACATAGAGGTGGAAGGCTTAGGCGGATTCCAATGAAGCAGGGGAAAAGATAATGAGAAAAAAGGAGTTCTTTAATGGCAGGCATAGCCGAGATTACATCTAATTATTGGTATTGGAGCTTTACACCAACTGCGGTTAATAGCGTTAGAGATAAACAGCTAAGCCAAGAAGCCATATTGTTTATGTTATGCCAGGATACCTTTGCAGAACTCAATGAAGAGATGAGAGTAAAAGGTCTTTCTCTGTCTGGTTTGGATGTTCATACAAGAGCTGAATTAGCAAATAAATTGCAAAGATGTCCTATATCTTTTCGGTATATGATAGGATTAAATTAAATGACCAATAAAGAACTTCAGTTAATACTGCGGACTCTTTTCCGAGAGCAAGCTACTAAGAATCCCTACTTTATTTTCGCATACAACTGGGGCATAGTAAACTTCTCGGATAAGGTTGTCACAGCACAAGAGATAATGCAGTGTGTTAATGAGGTGGTATTCCCGCCGATAGGAAAGAACTAATGGGTCTCGTTGTTTGTAGATGTCCTGCTTGTTATAATGTTCTTGACGAAGATGACTATGGAAAATCTGATACTTATGTTTGTTCGATTTGTGGAGCCTTGCTTAAAGTATTGCCCGATGGATTAGATTTAATTGCTCGTACCATGGGGAAAAATTAAATGAATCACGACTGTTTGGTTCCTTACGAGAATACCGAACTTGCAGACAAGGTGCTTTTTGAATTTGATGATGTAGTTAAGTCTGTGGGTGTAACTTATTTTTTGCTCTTTGGCACAGTTCTGGGTTTTTACCGAGATAAGAGCTACATTCCTCATGATCACGATATAGATGTTGGTATTAGGTGTAATTTCGAGAAAGGACAAAAACTTCTTGATGAGCTGGAGAAAAAAGGATTTCGTCTACAAGAAAGGAGTATCCTCTATTGGGTTTTTAAAAATAATATTCAAATTGATATATGGCATATGCCTGGTCATGCTTACAATCCTTATACAGACAACCTTGGGGTTTTGATATATAAAGGCAGAGAATTCAATATTCCTTCTCCTATTGAATTATATTTGCAGGCAATGTACGGAGACTGGAAGACACCTCGGGAGGGAAAAGCGAATGCAGGAGTAGTTAGGGAATGGGCCAGGGGGTATCAACGTAAATGGTAACCATAGTAGCTACTTTTGGAGTCTGGGATCTCTTTCATGTGGGGCATCTTAATTTCTTAGAAAAGGCTAAAGATCTGGGGCATCTTCTTGTTGTGGGAGTCGCAAGCGATAAGATCGTCGCAATCCATAAAGGAAGGATACCTGTTGTTTCATGTGAAGATAGACAAAGAATTATAAAAGCCCTTAGATGTGCTGATATAGTTGTCCCATATTCTAATGAGGATTTTACCGATATATTAGAACAATTACATATAGATATTTTAGCAGTGGGAGAATATTGGGGTAATCTTAAAGAGCATGAAAAAATCAAAGATTATATACTAAAAAGAGGCAAAATTACAACTATACCATATACCAGAAGTATTTCCAGTAAAGAAGTAAGACAACGACTTTTTGATCGTCTATATAGGACAGAAAGTGAATATTAAGGGGAATAATAAAAGTCCCAGTAGAAACCTCTATGATTTTTCAAGAACTGATTTTAAAAGCATGGAGGAACTAAGGGGTAACTTGGTCAACCGAAATTGGCCAGGAATTGAATCTTGTGCTGATATTCTTTTTGGTCTGACTGTATGCTTAAAAGCTAAATTGATATTTGAAATCGGAACAGGTGGGTTATGGTCAACTCAATGTTTTTTGCATGGCCTGGAAATTACTGATGGGAAAATAGTTAGCTGTGATATTATTAAAAGATTTAAAGATTTTTCTCATCCAAGATTGCAATTTATAAATAAACCTTCATACGAAATAGCTAAGACTTGGAAACTGCCCATAGATATTTTGTTCATCGATGGCTATCATCAAAAAGAAGCTGTCAAGCAAGACTATGAATTATTTTCTCCTTTTGTTGAACCAAAAAAGTTGATAATTTTTCACGATACTAACCATCCAGTTTTTCCTGGGGCAAGAAAAGTAGTAAAAGAAATTCAAGGACCGAAAATAGTCTTTGAAGAATATCCAGGATTAACTATTCTTCAGAAGGTGATTTGATGGTTAAAAACTTAGTTAGCATTATTATCCCTGTTCGCTCAAGGGTTGAAAAGTTATTAAAACTAATTTATTTAATACGAAAGAACACTCACTATCCACGCTATGAGATTATTGTGGTAGTTGATGAGGATGACCGTAAGATTCAGGGTTTGATCCATGATGAACTAGCTGATATTGTTAATTGGAGTATTATGGAGCGGGATGGTTATGTGCACAAGCTAAATGCAGGTTTTAAGTTTGCTAAAGGAGAATATCTTCAGGTCTTCGGGGATGATGTTGAGCCTCAGGAGAACTGGCTTACCAATGCCGTTTCCTGTTTCAAAAAGGCTTTTCCCGATGGGATTGGTGTTCTTGCTATGGACGATGGTCAATATAGGAGAAAGCTGGCTATTCATCCCTTTGTTTCTCGTAAATGGATTGACAGCTATCAACATGGCAAGTGGTTTCAGTGGCCCGAGTATATTCATTGGCATGGTGATTTGGAATTGACCCTGGTTGCCAAAGCTATGAAGAAATTCGTCTACTGTCCCAAAGCTCGTGTTCTCCATGTAAGACCCAATGTTCAGGAAAGAGATCCCCAGTGGTGGTATGTGCATATGAAGTTCTGGACTAGAGATTCTTCTATTTTTGAAGCGAGGGGACAGAGAGGATTCCCCGAGTATGGTCCAAGAAAAGTTAAGCTGGAGAAGACTGAGATTGCGAAAGCTCTAGCGGAGGCAAGGTCTTGAAAGCCTTAAAATTCTCGAAAAAGTTAGCGCAGTTACGGTCATCTAAAATTTTCATTCATACACCTCTATATGAGGGGTTTCATGGTAAGTCTTCAATGGCTAGAGAAGATTTGATTGGTGGCTCTTCCTATAAACTTGCCCGAGGAACTTCTATTGGAACCAGGATTGATAGAGCTAGAGTCAGCCTTGCTCGTGGTTTTTTAAAGACTGAGTGTGATTATATGCTCTGTATTGATGGTGATATGCTGGGTTATACTCCTCAATTATTAGACGAATTTGTTTTACATAATAAATCTATTATCAGTGCTCTTTATTTTAGTAAAACTTATCCCTATAAGCCAGTAATCTTTTCTCAACCGGAAGGTTATGGCACTTCTTTTTATCGGATTCATGCCTGGCCCGAAGGAAAGATGATAGAGGTTGATGGCACTGGCCTTGGTTTTATGTTGATAAAACGCAAAGTTATCGAAAAAGTAGGGGTAGGTGCTTTCATGCCAGCACTAATTCCAGTTCCTAAGTATGAGGAGAGCAAGATGGGTACTGGTGATATAAATTGGATTGGGGGAGACCTCGGTTTTACTCAGGAGGCCAGGAAAGCTGGTTTTAAGGTTTGGGTTGATACTTCTCGGGTAGTTCTTCACCTCGGCGTTGCATCCATTGGCAGGGAGCATTGGGAGATGACTAAAGAGCTTCAGAGGCAACAAGAACAAGAAGTAAAAAAGAGGGGGGTTGACACCTGCAAAAAATAGTGTATTATGTATAATAGTAGTGAAGTTGAAAAGAACTTAATGGCGCAATTCTCTGAGGCTCTGAAGATTGTCTTAAAAGCAGGCTTTGGTAGAATTGAAGTAATTATAGATGAGGATAAGGGAATTTATGATGTTATTCCCTCTCCCCGGATTCGGGTAAAGAGTTGAAAGCAGACGACATATTTACTTCTGGCAACTTAGTTATTAAGAGTCGTAGGACTCAACCAGTTGTTAAATATACTATACGTTATCGTGAAGAAAGTATTTGTTTTTGGCTACGTTCAATGCTCTATATTATGGGTATAGCAGCAGTTATTGCATTTATAATCAGTAAGATTTGACAACTTAATATAATCTGACCTACTCTGAACTTGAGCGGTCAATCTTAGCATTCTAAATGTGGAGTGCTATGGTTGGCCGCTTTTTTTATGAATATGCAATTTTGATTCTGTAGCGTTTGGGGGAGTCAAACGCATAGCTAAGTAGCCTAGGCAACAACTTAGCTACAGACGAATGGGGATTCAGCAGTTTATCCTTCGGGATAATGTAGCACGCCATGTGCGTTGTCTGCTTCAGGAGGGGTCTGACAGAAGAACCAGTCTTTATAGTTTATCTTCGCTTTTACTGAAGTTTAACTATGAACTCCCCGCACTTTTATAACGGGGATAATATGACGTCGGGGGGACGCTCCCGATATTGACCACTAGGCGAGTCCTATTGGTTCAAGACGCTCTGCTGTATACAGGCGGCAGGGCGTTTTTTTATTATGTGCAGTTTTACGCGGGGAATGTGAACGCAAGATAACGGAGATTCTCGTTATTAGAGGGGAATTGTGGGCTTTTTATATTCTGAGAGATTAAATCTTTCGATCTTTGCTGTGATGCTTCTTAGGTTTACTGGGCTTTCTCAGGCTAAGGTAGCCAGAAGGTTGAATTGTAGCCTGAGCTGGGTAGAGAAGGTTATTCGGGTTACTAAGTATCAGAGTGACTATTCCCTGGTTCGTAAACAAGTGGCTGAGGAATATCTCCTGGAGCAGATTCAAAAGAACCCCGAAGAGAACCTGGTTAAGTGGTATCCCAAACTCTTGAAAGATATGAAGGATGCGGCTGAGGGGAAGATAAAAGATAAGACCAGGATTATGGCTATTCAAAAGCTCTTTGAGATTGCCGAGGAATATAAAAAGAAAGTGAAGCCACCCGAGGAGCTTCGGCCCATTATGTCTGATGAGAAGGCTGAGGAGATGCACAAAGAAATAAAGCAACTTCTGACGCTTCATCGAAGTTTAATAGGAAAATTAAACGTATGCCCACGAGAGAATTTGACCGAGATTTTAGGGAGCTCGTAAAAGAAGACCTTTATTTATTTTCTAAATATTGTCTGGAGTATAACCAGGACTCTTATTTAGAACTAGGCTTTCATTATTTAATCTCGCTCTTTCTCAGTGTTGACTCGATTACTAGAAAACAGTTGGAACTTCCCCGTGCTTTTTTGAAAACCACCCTGGCAGTAGAGGATAATGCTACTTGGAAGGCCGTTAAGAAACCTGATTCTGTAAGGGCTCTCTTTCGCTGTGATGTGGTTGATAATGCAACGAAGAGTATAGCTAAGGTGAAGAGTTACTTTCAGGCTTCTGAGATGCTTCAAAGACTCTTCCCTGAGGTTATTCCTAATTTTGGAAAGGTGCGCTGGTCTGATAAATGTGCTGAATTAAACCGAAAGCACAAGTGGCCCGAGGGAACATTCCAAGCGGCGGGCAGGGGAACGAAACTCGTGCATCAGCATTTCACTCACTACTTCGAGGATGATTTGCTGGTTCCCAAAAAGGATGATTTAACAGGCGAGGAGATGATTCCTTCCCGGGATGATGTGAGAAAAGCCATTGGTGCTCATAAATTAGCTGAACCGCTTTTGGTTAATCCTACTTGCGAGATTGTTAATGTTCAGAACAGGTGGAGTGAGTGGGATTTGGTTCGCCACATTATAGATAATGAGCCCTGGTTTCTTCGCTACCACAAGGCATGCGTAAAAGAGCCCGATAATTGGCCCTCATCAGAGCCGACCTATCCTTTGCGCTTCTCTATTGAGATTCTAAAGGGGGTTGAAATGCGGGCTGGAAGCTATGTCTTTTCTACTCAGTATCTCGGTAAGCCCTACGATGTTGAGAAGATGGTTTTTAGGCTGGAATGGCTTCAGATTTATAAGCAAGCCCCTGAAGACCTTAATATTTATCTTCTCACCGATGCGGCTCTGGGTGAGAGCAAGCGAGCTGATTATTCGGTAGCCATGATTATGGGTTTAACTCCTAATCGGCATTTCTACATTCTTGATTATATCAGGGGCCACTTAGATCCGACTGATTTCATTAACCATATTAGAGGTCTTAATTACAGGTGGCATCCTATTGCTATTGGAGTAGAGAAGTTTGCCCTTGACAAAACCATTGGTCATTTCTTAGGCAAATATCCTGAGCTTAATGTAGTGCCAGTGGGGAGAAATAAGGGGGAGAGTAAGGACTGGCATATTAGATCTTTAATACCCGTAGCCAGAGATGGAAGACTGCATATTCGGGATGATATGAACGAGTTTAGAACAGAATATGTAGAGTATCGGGGTGAGGATTCAAGGAATGATTTACTGGATGCAGCCGCAGACATTTTCAAGTTAGGCTCTTTTCCCGAGGATGAGAAAGCTCCAAAGGAAAGGGGGATGTTTCAACTGGAAACAATTTTAGAGGAATTACAAGAAAGAAAGGGAGGTCGTTTACCCTTTGATTATCAATTATCGCAAGATTATGAAGAAGAATATATCGAAGAGGAGGTAATATAATGGCTGCTAGAGGTTGGCTTTCCTCAGATGAAGTAACTACAAATACTGCTATAAAAAGCTCAAGCGGGGATTTTGGTGGAGTTATCGTCCTAACAGACGGGACTTATGATGCGACTATTATTATCTATGACAATACCAGTGCTGCTGCACCAAAGCTCTTTGAAGAAAAAGTAGCTGGGGGAGATAATTACGGTGGTATGATTGGCCCTGGACCCGTTGCTTTTAAAACTGGTTTGTATGCTTCGGTGGATGGAACTGGTGCATCTTGCATAGTGTATTACCGCTAGGGAGACTTAGATGAGCTATATTGCGTTAAGGCTAGATGGAAACGGATATGCTTCTATTGCCGATGCCTCTCAGGCTGGTCTCGATATGGGCCTGTCTGATTTTATGCTTGAGGCGAGGGTAAAATTGACTGTGCCTACTGTCAATCAACCAGAGACATACTCATGTCTTTTCGATAAATATGTAATTACGGGATTGTATGAAGTTTTCTTGGAAAGCGCAGCTGAAAAAATTTGGTTTAATATTAAGGATGCAGGTCCCTCTGCTCGCGGTCTTGAATGTGCCTCATCTTATATAGATGATCTGAAATGGCACAATCTAATCTTTGTAGCAGATAGAGACCAAATTACAGGTCTTGAACTGTACATTGATGGTGCTGAGGTTACATATCTTAACCAGCTAGACCCAACCTCTGTAGGTAGTTTGGATAATAATGCAGTATTTGCGATTGGAGCGACAGGCACTGTGTTTGATTCGAAAATGAATGGCCAAATGGACGAAGTCCGCGTCTGGAACTTCGGCTATGGTGGACTCCCCGCAGACTACGCTACCTATATAGCCTGGCGAGCAGCAGGACGCAATGTATTTCTTGACATTTCTAATTACAGTAGTGGTAGCTGGAATCTATATGCAGACGCAGTGCGAACAGAGTTACATGATGGAGCTGGAACTGTTGCTGGTATGGTGGTAGGGAAAAAATATGGCTATGTAACAGCAACTCCCCATACCCTGGATTACACGGGAGGCACGCTGGAGGATAATGGAGTATTCACCGCAACGCATACGACAGGCACGATTGCAAGTGGAGATGCAAACGACCATGTTCGGCGAGTTGGTTTGGTGGCTAGGTGGAAGTTTGAGGGAAATTATTTAGATGAAGGTTCAAATGATAATGATTTAACTGCGGGGGGAACGGGAAATGCTTTCCCCACATATACATTAAAACCCCATAAAATAATTTCACCTCTAACGGGATGGTTAAAGTAATGGTTCTCTATAAGATTATCATTTTTGCTAGGGGTGAGAGTTCTAAACAAGATGAGGATAGCAATTGGTTTGATATTGTCTGGTATAAATTTGAAGTTCCCGAGATACATTTTCGTGGTCGAATAGAGCTTGAAAAGAAAAAAGACAACTGGGGGCAGATGAAAAAAGCAATTAAGGAAAAATTGATTGAACAATTAGAAAGTCTTTTTGAACTTATTGAGTACGAAGAGGAGATTTAATGCCCAAGGGATTTGAAGAATGCCGAAGAAAAGGGGGAAGAATACGCACCATAAAGCCCAAAGGTAAGAAGTCCAATGTCTATCTTCACGTTTGTTATCTTAATGGGAAATCGTATCCGGGTGAGACAAAAAGGGCTGAAACGCCACTAGCTAGACAACTGGGGAAAAAGTAGATGCCAAGGATTTTAGATTTAGAAAAGTGGAAAGAAAAGGTAAAGGGTGGTCAGCAGTTTCAGACAAAATATGGAAATAGTAAAGCATGGAATGGTTACTACAAAATGTATCGTGGAGAATTCAAGAAGGGGGTTATTCCAGCCAATCTTTTATTTCCTCTCTGCCGCTCTTTGATACCCCGAGTTTATTTTAGAGATCCCAAAGTTTCGGTTATTGCGGCTAGGTCTGGATATGAACTTCAGGCTAAGGTGGTAGAGGCGGTGGATAACTGGCTCATTCGGGAGATCAATCTTAAATACCAGATAAAGTTGATGATCCAGGATAGCTTCTTTTATGGAACTGGGCCAGGCATTCACGGATTTGATTCTGAGTGGGGATTTAAAGCCTCCGATCAATTAGCCAAAAGCTACTATAAAGAGATGGGGATAGAGGTTCCCGAGAAGGAAGTTCATCAGGATGTAAAGATTAAGAACGGGATGCCCTGGTTTTTGAGGGTGCAGCCAGACGATTTTATAGTTCCCTGGGGAACGGTAGATATAGACTCTGCTCCCTGGTGTGCTTATCGGGTTTATAGAACTCTGGATGAGGTTAAAAAAGACCCCATTTATGAGAATAAGAAAGATCTTTCGGCTACTTACTCTCAGAAGGTTGATCCTGATAGGCAATCGGGAAGAGAGGATGAGGCACCCGTTTCCTCTGCTCTGGGAGTCGAGGAGCAGGAGTATGTGGAGCTCTGGACAATCCATGATGCTAGAGAGAAAAAAATTATGGTTATGGCTCCTAATCACGATAAGTGGCTGCGGCACGAAGATGATGATTTGCAAATTGAAGGGCTTCCTGTTCAGGTGTTGCAGTTTAATCCCGATGGTCGCCAGTTCTGGGCTGTACCAGACGCAAAGATAATTTTACCTCAGCAGCTTGAGTTAAATGAGATTAGAACTCAGCAAATGAAACACAGAAGGCTTTGCACTCTTAAAATACTCTACGACAAGAGCAAGATAGGAAAGGATGAATTGAATAAATTATTATCTGAAGATGTTGGTCCTGGTGTAGCTGTAACTGGGTCTCCTGGTGAGAGCGTACTTCTGGTTACTCCTACTATGCCGCAGGCTTTATCTCTGGATGCACAAGAAGTAAGAGGTGATGTTCGAGAGATGGTGGGCTTTAGCAGAGAAGCAACGGGTCAGTTTGCCGGGCCTCCCCGAAAAACAAAGTACGAGGTTCAGGCAGTGAGAGAAGCTCATATGATCAGAATAGATGAGCGAAGGGATATGGTTGCCGATTTATTGACCAGCATTATTAGAAAAATCAATCAACAGATTTTCTCCTGGTGGACAACTGAGCAGGTTATTCCAGTCGTAGGTGAAGACCTTGCTATGCACTGGGTCTCCTATACTGGGCCAGAGATAAGGGGAGAGTATAGCTATAAAGTTGATCCCGAGTCGGGAACACCAGTTACCGAAGAGACAAGGCGAGAGGAAGCATTTATGATGTTTGAGACTTTTAAGGGTGATCCGATGATTAATCAGATGGAACTTAGAAAACATGTTCTTTCTCAATTCAGGGGAGTTAATCCTGATAAATTCTTAGTTGAGCAACAACCCATGGGTGCTCCAGGTATGGAGGGAGTTATCCCCATGGGTCAAGCGATGGGAAGGGGTAGAATTGCTCCTATGCCACAATTGCCTCCTCCTGGAGGCAAGCGTGCCGCAGTATAGGTATCATTGTGAGAATTGCGGGAATGAGTTCTCTAAATTTAAGAGCATTGCTACGAGACATAATATTAAATGTGAGTGCGGGGCAAAGCCAGAGATTGTTATTGTAAAGTGTGCTACTCATTTCTTTCCCGAAGGACTCTGGCGAGAGATGAGTTATAAGGGAGAGCATATATCCAGCAAAGGAAAGCTCAAGGAAGAGTGTTATAAGCGAGGGATGATTAGTCCCTATTTTGACATTTATCCACGTAATAGTGGATTGGAGGAAGAAAGCGATGAAAGAGAAAGTAAAAGCAGGAAGGCCGAAGAAGCGAAAGAAAAAGAGCAAAGCGATAATCATTGATTTTGCGGGAAGTGTTGTTAAGGCTCGTTTTATTAACGACACGGAGATTCCTTTTAGGGGTTCAGATCTCGACAAAGCCTACAAAGCGATGAGAAGAGGCTTATTCGAGTATAAAAGAAAATTAAGAGCAAAACTAGAAAAGGAGGCTATTGAAAATGCCTGACGAAATTATCAAAAGCGAAGAGATTCAAAATGCTAGTGGCGATGATACTAGCCAAGAAAAACAAGAAAAAACCGAGAAGGTGGAAGTCTCCAAAGAGGAAGTTGAGGTTCTGAAAGCGGATAAACAAAAAACGCAACAGGAGCTCGATGCCTTGAAAGCAACTGTTTATTCTGAGGACTATGTTAATTATCTTCAGAGTAAGCAAACTGCTCAAACTCAAGCGCCCCAAGAAAACTTGGAGTTTCTTTCTCAGAAAGAGTTAATAAACCTGGTTAGAAAAGAAAGGCAACAGGACTTACAGCATCTTCGGATGGGAATAGCGGGTCAACAGCAAGAAGTTGCTACAACTCAACAGATTAAACAGGCTCAAAAGGATCACGCTGATTTTGAGACTCGCAGGCCAACTTTGAAAAAGATAGCTGAGAGAATTGGTGGAGGTCTTACGGCTGAGGATGCCTGCGGACTGGATTATTATTATCAGCATAGAGATGAGATACTGAAGAAAAGTCCACCACCAAGATCCACAGAGAAACCAACGGGTACTTCTTCTGGGACAATGAAGAAAACCCAGTTTGATGAGAAAGAAGCACTTGAGGAGGCAGCAAGGCAAGTAGGATTAGAGGAGGCTTTAGCTAAACACGAAAAGTAACTTCTCGGTAAAAACTAAGAGGTAAAATAAATGGCTATAAATCTTACCGAGACTTTTGACAATATGTACACCACAACCTGGCAGCTTATGAGAAAAGCGGCTGAGGATGTGATATTCACTTCTACACCATTTTGGTTCTGGCTTACCAGCAAGGGAAAACGCAGAACCGAGACGGGTGGAAGGTGGATTGGGGTTCCTCTAATGTATGCCAAGAATACTACGGTAGCCGCTATTGGTAAGGGCGGAACTGTAAGTATTTCTGATGTGGAGCACCTCACCACTGCAAAGTATGACTGGAAGTATATTGCGGGTAGTGTAGTACGATACTTTGTAGAAGAGCAGGAGAATAGAGGTAAATCTCAGATTATCAATTTGGTTAAATCCAAGCTCGATAATCTAAAACTCAGTCTCATAGATAAGCTGGAAACTGATGCTTTTGGTGATGGGACGGGTGATAGTGGAATGACTATCGGTGGACTGGATGGATATATAAAAGAAGCTCCGGCAACAGGAACTATAGCTGGAATTAACAGGGCTAGTTATGACTGGTGGAGAAATCAGTATAAGGATCTCTCAGCTAAGGAAATCAGTGTTTACATGGTAGATTATATGAGAGTCCTTTTCAATGACTGTGCTAAAGGTGCCGGGGTTGATCATCCTGATTTTCTTATGACTGACCAGGGTTCCTATGAAGATTACATGAAGGAAGCGGATGAGATTCATCGAATAGTCAATAAGAACTTGTTTGATGCTGGCTTTGAGAACTTGGAGTTCATGGGAGTTCCCCTAACCTGGTCTGCTGCCTGTAAAGAGAATTCAATGTATTTCTTGAATTCTAAGTATATCGAATGGGTGGCTCAGGAAGGAGCGAATTTTGCTATGACTGATTGGAAATCCATTCCAAATCAGGTTAATGACCGAGTAGCTCAGGTAATCGTGGCTGGTAATCTTGTCTTTACGAATTTCGAAAGACAGGGTGTGTTGTTTGATATTGGAGAGACAAGTTAGTAAGTAAATAATCCTTCTGGGGCTGGAACGCTAACCAGCCCCTTGAGGTAAGCCAAAAATACCAAAAGGAGGGTAATAAAATGGCTGAAGTTGAACACATTGGACCAGTGCAGGGCTTTGTATCACAAGAAGCTACCATTGCTCCAAAACAGGGGATTTATGAAACAAGAGACAAAGCAGTTTGTCGCTTGGGTACAAGAATTAGAGTTGGGCCGAGAGTTTTCTACTATGCCAAGTATGTAGCAGATACGGCTGCGGGATATTTGGTGGGTCAAGACGAGAGTGCTGGGAGTATAGTTGATACTGATAATGTCATTGTCTGTGATGGAAACTACGCTGCGGCTGCGGGAGCTACTAAGGTCGAGATTCTTCTAGCTGCTCAAACTAAGGATAACTGGGTAGATGGTTTTTTCCACATTACTGATGGTGCTGGAATAGGTTACTGCTATGGAATTAAGAGAAACAGTAAAACTGGGGAAAAACTCTATCCAACTGACCCAGCTCTTAATGCAACTACCTCATTTATGCTTGAGCTTTACGATCCAATAGTAGTAGCCCTTGGGAATGACGCAACTGATTTTGCTATCACGGGTTGTCTCTATGATAACCTACGACAAGCGGTTTCTGGTGCGGCAGACGACGATTGTGCTATGGGAGTTGCTCCCACGGCAATTGATGTATCGGAGGCTCCGTATGGTTGGCTGCAAACGTGGGGACCATGCACCGCTCTTGCTGATACTTCTGCGGTTGGGGCCAAGGGAAGTGTAGCGTGTGTGAGTGATGGCACCGAAGGAGCAGTTCAGGTTTCTGACGTTTTCACCGAGCATTTCGTTGGTTACATACTAGAAGTGGGTGATGCTGCTGGATGTATGGCATTGTATCTAATGATACAACCGTAAGAGGAAAAATAACGGGGGAGGGAAACGGTTGAACTCCGACACTCCTCCCCCTCCTAAAAATGGAGGAATTAAATGGCAACTTATGCAAGTACTACAACTGTGGATCATCCGAGAGCTGAGAGAATATCTCGCAATCTAGGTATGGTTATTGGTAAGTGTGACATCACAACCTATAGCACGACTGGGGCTGAGATTACCGACATTACCAAGTATTTCAAAACAGTTAAGCGGGTAGTTTGTGATGGCACAACCGATAATCTGTACCCGGTTCGCTGGGATACCACTGACAAGTGTTTCCATTGCTTTACCATTACTAACACCAGTGGCCCGATGACTGAACTTGCTAGTGGCGATGCGGGTGAGGTAAACTTTATTGCTACAGGGATGATTTAATGGCGTTGAATAGAGGCGAGATTGTTACTGAAGTTGAAGGTGTAACAGGTAGAACTGATAAGACTACCGAGATTCAAACCTATGTTGGTTGGGCCCTGAAGCGTATAACCAGGGCCCATATGTGGAGTGAGCTGGATACCTTTGACAAAACGACTATGGACACAACCTCTGCTGCTGATACGGCAGCCCTTCCCACTAATTGCCGAGTTATCCTGAGTTTGGTTTTAGAAGATAGCGCTAACTCTAGGAAGCTACATAAGGTTTTACCTCGCTATTATGATAAGATTGTCTCTGACCCTTCTCAATATACAACGGGCAAACCCAACTGGTATATCAGAGAAGGGACTCAGGTTAGATTTTTCAGGTATCCCGATACTGCTTATGATGTCTGGATTAGATACTCTAAGTGGGCTTCTGACGTTACCACCGATGGCGAGACACCAGATTTAACCAACAAGGATGATTTAATTGTCTCGGCTACAGCCTTAGAGCTTTCTTATTCCATTGGTGATGTTAATGACATAAAGATGTGGGAGGCTCGATATAATAGAATGCTGGTTATGGCAGTAAGAGGTGATATGGAAGACCCAGATTGGAGTCCCGTAGCTAGAGGATATGATTCTGGTGCTGAGGGTGGTTCTATCGGAGAATATTGGGCTAATCCTTTTGTGAAAGAGGTGGATTGATGGCCTATGGTCCTGATGTAGCTACTGGTGGAACACCTTCTGCAAGTGCTGACAGCGAAAGTTCTGTAGCTGAGGCCTTTAATGATATTTGGGATAGCGACACCAACAGATGGAATAGTGGCACATCAGGAACTCATTGGCTAAAATATGATTTAGGTGATGGAAATGCCAAAACAGTAATTAAATACTATTTTCAAAGTCATATTAGTGGGGCAGACTTCCATCCTACTGCTTGGACATTTGAAGGTTCTAATAACGATTCGGACTGGGATGTTTTAGATACTCAATCAGGTATTTCTTGGAATCCTAATGATGAGAAAAAATCCTTTACTTTTTCCAACACTACTGCTTATCGTTATTATAGAATTGTTATGACCGTCACGACGGGTAATGCTTATATTATTCATGAAATGGACATGATGGAGAGAAGCCTACAATCACCAATATTTATGGAATAAAAGGAGTAAATTATGGCAGCAATAGGAAGCTGGAATAAAGCCAAGCCCGCAGGAACAGATTCGCTAAAAACTTCGGATGATTTAATAAGAGCTAATTGGTCAGCCATAGAGACTTGCCTGCCACAACTTGCTGATTCTTCTAAAGGTTCTGGAGCTCTAGCCTGGTGCTATGATTCTAATGCAGCTACGGGAGCGAAGATTTCCTCAGTAGTAATGCCCTGGGCTGTAACTCTTCTTAAGGCGAAAGCCTACGCTGATACCGCTCCGACTGGTGCAGCACTTCTTGTGGATATAAACAAAAATGGTAGTTCAGTTCTTACAACCTCTACATTGGTCACGATTGCCGATGGAAGTAATGCTGGCTCTTCTGGTACTCCAAGTGTTACGGCTGTAGCGCTAGGCGATAGACTTTCTTATGACATAGACCAGGTTGGTTCAACTACGGCTGGTGGAGACCACTTAACTATAACTCTATATTACAACCGAGCTTAATATGCCTGAGATTAAAATTAGACCAATACCACTGCCCAAAAAGGGATTAGAATATAGAAAAGCGGGTTGGGAGTTAGAGCCAGGTTTCTCTCCTAACGCTCAGAATTTCTGGATTTACAGAAGCATAGGGAAAAAAAGAACTGGTCAGGTCAATTTTGGGAATGGATTACCTTTTACTGGGGAGCCAGTGGGAGCAGTGGTTGAGTTTGAGACCTTTGCGGGAGATAACTTCCTTTTAGCTATTACTACGGGAGATATTTATAAATATGATTCAACTACTGATACTTGGGGTTCTTTATCGGGCTCTTTGTCAGGAGATATAGATTATCCGGTCTCTTTTACGGAGATGAACGATAAACTCATTTTTACCAACTACATTGACAATATAAAGAAATGGACGGGAAATGGAGATGTGGCTAATTTGGGGGGAGCTACTAATTATAAGGCAAAGATAATTCGTCAATTCTATAATCATCTTATGCTTCTCAATACAATGGAAAGTGGCAACGCTGTTCCTCAAAGAGTTAGGTGGTCTGATGTGGGAGACCCAGAGGACTGGGACACAGGAGATGCTGGAACTAACGATTTAGTTGATTTCCCTGGCTGGATTATAGGGGCCGACCTTTTAGGCGATCATCTAGTTATTTACAAAGAGGATTGTATTATCCTTTGTGATTGGGCTGGGGGAACATCTATTTTTGCTTTTGTAACTAAAGTTTCAGGAAGCGGGCTTTTTGCTCAAGGAAGCCTGGTTAATATCAAAGATAGGCACTTTTTCTTGGGGACTGATAATGTTTATTCCTATGATGGCTCAAATATTGTCTATCCTATTGGTAATTCTATTAAACACGAACTTTTTTCTACTCTTAATGCACCGTATAAAGATAGGATTTTTGCCTTTAAGCTAGATCAATATAATCAATACTGGCTTTGTATTCCAACGACAGGAGAATATCCAGATACAGCCTGGGTATATAATTGGGAAGAGAAATCTTGGTTTAAGTTCAAATTAAGTGCTACGGCAGGGGGATTATGGAAAGCTCAGGCTACCACCTCTTGGGATGCTATTGATGCTACTTGGGATGAGTTATCGCAATCCTGGGATGATAAGGTTTTCTCAGAAGTTTTCTCGGCTCTATTCTTCGGAACAAGCGATGGATATGTCCGAAGATACAATTATCTCTCCATCAATGATGCTGGCTCTGCCATTGACGGATATTTTGAGACTCCAGATTATACGGTAAAGGAAGAGAAATCAGATCGCCCCCTGATTGGTAGATGGTTGGGAGTAAGATTTTATGGCAAGGGAGATGGAGTAACAATTGATTATTCCACTGACGAGGGGACAAGCTGGACGAATGCGGGAACTGTAACCTTAACTTCCTCCTGGGTAGAATATACCCAGAACTTTGATGTAACGGCTGATAGATGTCGAATAAGATTTCGCAATAATACTGAATCTGAAACTTTTGAGATTCAATCAAAATACGACCTTATGTATCAGGAAAAAGCACAGTGAGAGTAAAAACTCCAAAGTCTATAACTTGGCCTGAACTTCCCGAAGAGATGCCAGAAGAGCAAAAGGTGTTTTTTAGAAAATGGCAGATTCTACTTGATGATTTAGTAAGAGATATACATCAGGATATTTCTAATGGTAATATTTCCTTTAAGATTTCATCTTCAGCTCCCACAGTGAGTGATTTAAATGAGGGTGAGTTTTTCCTGTATGACAATGGAGTGAGCGTAAGAAGATTATATACAAGAATAAATGGTGTCTTACGGTATTTGAATATGACGTAAAGGAGGAAACAACAATGGCATTTCCAATTTTACCAATATTAGGAGGAGCATTATTGGGAGGACTTTTTAGTGGAAGAGGAGGCGGTGGTGGCCCAAAGACTATTTCCAGTTTAAGCCCTGAACAACAGTTAATATCTGAGCAAATGCAGCCTCGTTTATCTCAAAGATTGGGTTATCCTTCTGGAGTAGGTGCGAATGGTCAGGGCGGTCAACCTTTCGGCGCTGAATTAGAACAGCCAGCTATAGCTGCTTTACAACGAGCCCTAGCAGTAGATCCTCGTTTTGCTTTTACTTATGGAATGATGGGACTGAGGGCTATTCAGGCATCTACTGCTGCTGTTCCTCATGCCCAGCGAATTTGGCAAGAGCCATATCAGATGGGACTTAGCTATCTTGGTACTCCTATGACGAATACTTACATGGAGCAGCCAGCGCCGAATCCATTTATGCAATTAGCGGGGATGGCTATTCCAAGTTTATTAGGAAAATACTTATAAAGAATTAAAGGAGAGATAAATGACATTAAGTGATCTTTTAATGCCTAACAGGCTTACGCCTGCACAATCCGCAAGCAGGAGAGCAATTTGGCAGTCATCTTCTTCCGGAGGAGAGGATAGAACTCAATATCCTAGAACTGGTTTTACTAATCCAGCCTATAAACCTGGTATGGTGTGGATTGGGCGGCATGGTTGGCAACCCCAGGATTCGCCTTTTGCTCAGAGAATGGTTGCGCAATCACAACGTTGTCCAATGTGTGGGCAAGTTATTGGGCAATCAAAACCCATGCCTATGCCGTTAGGGAAATCTTTATAAAATTTAAGGAGGAATAAAATGTCAGTGTGGTATAAATCTTCAGTTACACCTCTAGGTCCGCCTTCAGAACCAACAGAAGGAGGCGGTGGTGGTACCTCTTCAAGTGTAACGTTACCCTACTCAACTCAGGAGGGATATGAAGCTTTTCTTGCATCTAGGTTTCCACCTGGGCCTACACTTGAACCTACACCAGAACCCACACCCGAGCCCATGCCCGAGCCTACACCTGAACCCTGGATACCACCTCGCTATGACTTTCCTACTGGGCCCACTGGTTCTATTTATTCAGCTCCTATACCCAGAGTTCAAGCACCCGCTCCATACGATTGGGCTGCTGAGGCTCGAAGGTTAGCACAGACACAACAAATTCGGGATATTATTGGTCAATTAGAAACAGGATTGGGACCTATTCGCACAACCCTACAAGAACTTCTATCTTTATCCCCAGAGGCAATTGAGGAGCGTTATCGGGCTCAGATAGAAGTTCCCGCTACAAGATATTTTGAGGAACAAACTCTTCCCCATTTAAGAAGAGGATTTGTTGGGCCAGGAACTTACTGGTCTAGTATGAGAGCAGGAGCAGAGCAAAGAGCGGGTGAAACTTTTCAGGAAGCCTTAATGTCTCAAAGGGCAGGAATGTTTGAGTCACAAAGACAGACTGCTTTGGGTGCTGCTGGAAGAGCTATGGAATTAGAACAGCAAGCCTTTACTGGAAGAACCTATCCTTATGCGATGGCTATGCAGGCTGCTCCTCACGAAGTGCAGCAAAGAGCACAATCCCTTGAAGCGGAACTAGCAAATGCTCAGGCAGCAATGCAGGCAAGGGCGCAGGAACTACAACGATGGGCAGCGCTGGAACAGTTAAAGCAAAGGGAGCGTGAAAATTGGGGATATTTATCTCCCGCTGAAGGCGGAACATATTCTCCCTCTTGGCCAGTTCAACCTCCAGCGGAGACTGCGGGATATACATTAGGAGGAGCACTATAAGGAGACTAAAATGGCTTTTATAGGAACTTTACAGAAACGAACCTTTATGGATGATTTAACTTCTGGTATACAAGCTGGTGCTCCTTTGGCTCAGATGCTTCAAAATAAACAGCAACAAAAAGAAGAACAGGAAAAAAAACTTCTATTTACTATTATAGCGGCTTATCAAGGTACAGACGAAGAGGGCAGACGAGCCATGGAAGCTGAACCTAACTGGGCTCAATTCCAAGCTCTAATGTCTAAACATGGTTTATCTACTATGATGCCTGGCGGGAAGATGATAATGCCTGTTAAAGAAGAAAGACCAGAGACACAAGAACAATACATTATAAGAAAAACAAAAGAATTAGAGAAGCAGGGTATTCCGCCGGAACAATGGCCCGAACGCATAAGAGTGCATTGGAAGACTCAACCACCTGCTACTGAAGCTGGAAAGATTAAACATCAAGAATCAATCCTTGCGCAACGAAAAGTAGAGTTCGAGAAGACACATGCACGATTAGTAAATGTAGATAAATTCACCCAGCAGATGAAGCTGAAAACAGAAGACAGAAATACTAAAGAATCTTTCTGGAAGCAAAGCATTGAGGAATTAAAACAGACAAGGGCTGATGCTACCTTAAAGTTAGAACAGTTAAAAACAGAGCTTCAAGACCAATTGGGATGGGCTAAATTATTTAAAAGTGATGAATGGCAAAAGATGGCCAATGAAACAAGGATACTAATTGGCAATTGGGATAAAGAAGCAACGCTGGTTGACCAAAAACTTGCTAGAGAGAAATTTCAGTTTGATAAATGGGTAGAGGAGCAACCCGAGCTTATAAAACTTCAACCCGGTGAGACTTTATTTGAATATGGGGCAAGAGCGGAAAGGCCACTCACTAAGTTAAAAGAGATGCCTGCTGATCCAGAGAAACAGAAGAATATCTTTATGAATTTAATGGGTAAGGCTATTACTGATATTAAAAAGACTTATCCTACTGCGTTTTTAAGTGGAATGAGTCCTGAGGGGCGAGTTCAATACAGCAAAGAAGTAATGAAACGGGCATATCCCTTGTTTGTCAATTATCTAAAAACTGAACCCAATCTGACTAGTGACGATAAAAGTTATTATAGCAACTTGGCAAGAGAGTTTATGATTGCGGAAAAAGCGGAAGTTAAAGTTCCTCTAGGAAAGCAAAAAGGTAGATTAACAGCTACAGATATTAATAAAATGATAAAAGACTTCATTTTTGGTGGCGAACAAAAAGTAGAACAGCCGAGCACTAGAAATATCCGTGACGATTTAAATACATTCTTGCAGAGAAATGAGAATGCAACTCGTCCTGAAGCACGAGAATACCTCAAGGGTTTGGGTTATTCTGATGATGAGATAAATAGCTTGTTTGGAAAATAAAATGCTTGATTTAATAGACAGCTGGCTCAGGAAAACACAAGCAACAGAGACTCCAGGTTTAGTGGATGATTGGTTAAAGCAGGCAGAACCTCCTGATTTAGTGAATGAATGGATTAAAAAAACAAAGCAAGATGAGGATATTCCCCGATGGAAATTTGAAGAGACTACTCCCAAGCCGATTACAGAAAAGGTAAAGGATATTTACCAGTGGATGTATCCCTCTGGAATAGAAAATCTACCCTATCAGTGGGGAGATTTATTAACTCAAGCGGGTGCAGGAGTAGGACAAGGTGCTACTTATCTTGCTAGAATTTGCCCCAACCAAGAAGACCTCCCCGATTATTTAGACCAACCAATTTGGCGACAAGCCCTTACTTTGGGTCAAGCTACCAGTCTTGTCGCATTAGCGGGTTTGATTGGTTATACAGGCGTTACATCAATTGCTTCTCTGGCTAAATATCTAGCTTATGGAAAAGCTGATAAAATTGCTGGCAAATTTGCTACTCAATACCTTGCTCAGATAAAGAAATTAAATCCCGAAGTTAAAACCTTAGAAGATGCCAAGAGTCTAGCTCAGGCTTCTTTGAGAGGAGTTATCCACCCCACAGTAGAAACAACTTATTTACCTACTACAATGGGAAAACTCAAGGAATTGGGAAGTCGCTTACTTCAACCACTACCAAAGGCTGCTCCTACTTCAGAGTTTAAAGCTAACCTTACTCAGCAAGTAATAAATTTCTTTAATCAAGTAGGCATTAAACCAGCCCCAAAAGCACTTGAACCATTTATAAAAACAATTGAGCATTATACTGGTTCACCGAAGACAGGAGAAATTACCTTAGAATTTGGTCAAGCTACTATTGATACTCTGAATAAATTTATCCCACCAATGCTTGACTCTGTTATACATCAGGGCGGAGCCGTTGTTCCTTTTGAAAAGCCAAAAATAACACCAGAGGAAGAAATTGTAGATAGAGAAATGCTAAGGCCACTCACCGAAACCCCAGAGGAATATGCTGCTTTAGAAGCTGGTAAAGAAATAGCAAAAGAAGTGACAGAACCCGGTGGGGTTGAAGCACTTGGCTTGAGTATTAAAGAGATAAAACGTGGTCAGCCACCAACTTTTCCCTCTCTCAACATTGATGATGCAGTAAAATTCAGCGAGCAGGAAGCATTGAGCACTTTTAGTAAAGTAAAGGATTTTATCGGAAGGAATTTCTATAGGAACTATGCTTTGAGATTCAATCTGAATAAACCTGAAGCCGATATGCTATTTAGGAATTTCTTTTCTACAAGAGAGCTAAGAGAAAAAGATACCCAAAAATGGCTTCAACACACCTTTGGCACCATAACAACCGAGGATGCTATTGCTCTTTCCCTTCATCAAGAAATGCCTGAGAAATACCCCATCCCCGATAGACTGAAGGCAATAGCTCAAAAGCAAATAGCAGTATATGAGTTCTTTGATAAAGTTTTACAGAGCTACGATGTTTACAAAGAACCATTTCCTCAGTCTATGATAACACGTTCTCATAAGCAAATTGAGATGTTGAAAGAAGAAATTACTTATCTAAAACAGCCTCAAGCCATTAAGAGAAAATTGGCTAAAATAGAACAGCTGGAGGAATTAATAGCCCTTCTGGTAACCGTTCGTTATCTCCCTCATCGCTATCATGGTAGAGTTCATAACCTTATCATTGAGGAGTCAGCAGATAAAGATGTTTTGGCTCTTATCCCTCGCCAATATAGTAGCGTTTTACGACCCACTTTTAAAGAAATTAAAAAGAGAAAAATTCCTACCTTAGAGCAAGCAGCCAAAGAAGGGTTTGTCCCTGAACTTGATGCTAGAACTATTATGGGGAAGTATTTACTTTATGTTCAAGAAGAGATAGCCAAAGCTGAATTGGCAAAGAAACTTATAGAAGACCCTGATTTAGTTCTTCCAGAAGACCAGAATCCAGGGGATTGGCAAAAAGTGGCTTTGCGACCATTCAAAGGCTATGTTGTTCACCCAGCCCTAGTAGATGCTATGGAGGAAGTAGCGGGAATCAGAGGAAAAACGTGGGAACCACTTTATTATTGGGCTAAATTAACAAGCCATTTAAAACGTTTAAAATTCTATATTCCAACCATTATGATAATGAATAATATACAGCAGTCTTATTTAGCTGCTGGCCCAAGAGCAGCACTCGATCCAAGGCTCTGGAATTGGAGTATTAGACAATTATCGGGGGATACCCCAATTTACCGAAAATTTATAGAACGTGATTTATTTCCTACTCCTCCCGATATAAGACCCTCTCAAAAAACCCAGGATGAAATGGTAATGATGTGGGTTCGCCACATGGATAAGAATTATCCCAAGGTAGCTCGTGCTATTGAAAAAGCTACTAATGGCGACTGGAACTTCAAGGGTAAGAATCCCCTTCAAGCATTGGGTAGCTCTCTTAAGGGTGCATATAATATGCTCTGGAATGTAACTTGGACTGCCGATAGAATTCAGAGGATGAATACAGTGAAGCGTTTAATGGATAAGGGAATGAAATTAGAAGATGCAGTAGAGGAGGCTAGATTTTTCCATGTGGATTATGCTGATTTGCCCCAAGCAGCAAGACGTATGTCAAACTTGGTTCTCCTAACTCCTACTTATCGCATTGGAATGGCAAAGGTTTATGGCAGTATGTTTCGTCATCCAATTAAATATAAGGGCCCCCTTTCTCGTCTCCTCTTGGCTTGGTTTGGGATAGCAGCCGGAGCAACAATCGGTGGTTACCAATTAAACGAGTTTTATCGGGCAAGAAAAAAAATAGAAGGAGACAAGGAACATGTTATTGTTATTCCTGGTCCCATAGCTGAGATACAAAAATATCTTGGACGAGGACCATTTGGTCAATTTAATCTTCAATCCTCCGTACCAATTTATGTTTGGTATGCAATTGATAAAAATAGAGATTGGAAGGGAGATCCGGTTTATTATCCAGGTTCACCCGGGGGTAAACCTGAACAAGCAACACAAATAGCTTACTTTCTTCTAAAGAATGCTTTTCCTCCCCTAGAAGGCATTGAGATGCTTACAAGTGAACAACAAGATTTAAGAGATAGGCTTCTACGCTTCTTAGCTGTTAGTGCTTACACTAGAGAAAGACCAGAAATATATCAATACTATAGATTGCAACGACTAAACCCAGAGGCACGGGCATATCTTAGATGGAAATATCCTGAAGAAGTTTATCCCAAAGGGCCACCGCTGGATGCAACTGAGGCTGTTGAAAAACGAGCTTTACAAAGAGGAGAGAAAGTCCTACGGGAAGAGCCTAGCGGATTTGATGTTTTTGCACAGATGCAGAAGGGACTACTTTGGGGATTAGAGAAGGTATTACCTTAATGGGATTTTTTAGGCATAAGGCTGATTATCAAGAGAACGGTAATTATTATTATTGGAATCACATAGCCTTGAAAGCAATCGAAATATTCATACGCTATGTTTGGATTCTCTGGCACTGGAATTCCGTGATTTGTTATATAGGGTTTTACCGAGTGGAGATAAAGTATCCCCGAAATAATAAGACCCGATAACCACAGAACCACTAGCTGTGCTTTAGTAAAGATTTGTCTCATTTTTACCTCCTCGATATTTTTAGTTAAAAATAGGTCTTTTTCAGAAAACGACCATACGCATCATAGTCATTATTCCAGACTTTTTTGAAGCATTTTTTACAATAGGGATGTATATAACATCCTCTTGTATCTTTAATTTTGGTTATTTTTCTACATTCTACACAAATAATACTCATTTGGATCCTTTTCGAGGAAGTTATATACCATAATTTTTAAGAATGTCAAGGGGGAGTTTCCATTTACGATGGATGGCTGAAGTAAGTGGGGGAAGTTTTCACCCAGGTTACTGGGCTAGTTGAATTACTGCGGACCAAAAGGAGGCTTTTCAGCCACCGCAATAGCTCAACAGCTTCCCCCGCAATATAATAGCACAAGGAGCAAAAAAAGACAATGAAGTTTCAATTTATATCAGAAGCGTCCAACGCTCTGGGACTAGCCTTGAGGTTAGAGGAAGATGGTCATACCGTTTTCTTCCTCAATAACTCCCAAGCGGGGCAGGGGTTCTTTGAGAAGAAAAAGAAAGAGCCAGCGGATATAAATATCCTTGATGGGGTTAATGTTCTCACCCCGGATCATCCCAAAATTGGGGGAAGTAAAGCTACTAATACTCTACTTACCTCCAGAGAATATATGCAGGCAGTCCTAGCTACCGTCAATATTCCTGTCTTAAATGAGCCTGTTTTTACCAGCGAGGGGATTTATCCCGGGGGGAATAATGCTGTGCCGGTTAAATCAGATAGACTTGAGGTTGTCGTTGAGGCTTACTTCAATGGAGATCGGTTCTTAAAACCACCTTATATTATCTTGGATTGCCTCTTGAAAAAGATAGACCCAGACTCTCCTCTTTACCAGGAGAGCCTTTTGAAACTGGAAGAGCCCTTGCGGGGTATGGACTATAAAGGCCCAGTTGCTTTGAGGGTATTACTTGATGAGATGGCATTCGTAGTTATCGGCTTTGAGAGACGATTTCGCTATTCCGTATTTGAAACTTTAAAAAAGAAACTCTCAGACTTTTTCTCAGAGTTAGCCTTGACTAAGTTAAAGAGTTTAAATTTTTCTTCTGATTGGATAATTGAATTGCCAGTTGTAACATTACTTAGAAAGGATATTCCTGTGGAGGGCATAACCACAGAGAATAAAAGGCATATCTGGCTAAGGGATGTTTACCGGCAAGATAACGGCATTTTCTCGGCAGGTCAAGATGGCTTGGTTCTTTTCATCACCAGCTATGGTAGAACACCCAATGAGGCAAGAAGAAGAAGTTATCGAACATTTAGCAACTTAACTATTCCTTATGCTAGAGTTTCCTTTGTAGATGATATAAAGATTGAGCATCAATATAAATCTCTGAAAGGGTGGGGGTGGATAAAGTGAAAGAATCACAGAACTATAACATCCGCTGGCAGGTGAAAATTGATGAGAAGTTGAAACACTTGGAAGAAGTGCTGGAAAATCATATCGTTTCTCGGCTCAACAGGCTCGATAAGAGATTCTGGTGGATAATAGGAGTTATTATAACGGGCATTGTTCTAGGCAAACTTCTTTAGATGATACAAACATCAAGTAAAAAATCTAAGTTCAAATTTAAGCCCTCTATGGAGCTATTTTGTCTAAGAGATTTTTTATCCGAGGAGATAGTCAGAAAACTTTTACTCAGGAAGCAAGTTTTACCGAGGAGGAAAAAAGTAAAATGAAAAAAGACAAGTTTCACCTGCCACCCTACAGGGTGGAGAAAGTGCCAATGATGCTTGCAGAGGAAGAGCTTTCTAACTGGGGCATCAGGCGCATGAGGATCAAGGAAATATGGGAAAAGGGAATTACAGGCAAGAGTGTGCGGGTTGCAGTGCTGGATACCGGACTGCCTGTTCATGAGGACATCGTAGTTGAAAAGTCAGTTAATTTCAGTGATGACCCTGTTGAAGATAGTAATGGACATAGCACTTGGGTAACGGGTTGTATTGGTGCTGATGGAAGGTTCAAAGGGATTGCTCCGAAATGTAAACTCTATATTGCGAAGATTCTGGGAGATGATGGTTCGGGAGATTGGAGTTGGCTAGAGAAGGGACTGTTATGGGCCGAGCAGGAAGAGTGTGAAGTAGTTAATATCAGTGCTGGGGGAGATTATAGTGGTGACAGGATTCAGCCCATTTTGAAGAGGATGGCTGATAAGGGAATCATCGTAGTCTGTGCTGGAGGGAATGCAGGGGATCTGTTGTTCTTCCCAGCTAATGATAAGCATACCCTCGCTATAGGAGCTATTGACGAAAAGGGAGAAAGACCGGATTGGAGTAATTTTGGCCCTAGACTTGTAGTGATGGCTCCAGGAGTAGATTTACTTGGGTGCTGGCTGAATGACGAATATGCCAAGGTAAGCGGTACTAGTATGGCCAGTCCAATGGCGGCTGGTGTTCTATCATTGGAAGAGCAAGAGCACGCCCTAAGTCTTACTGAGGCTATTATTCGATTTGTGTTCACTTCAGAAGATATTGGAAACACTGGATGGCAGCCTGATAGTGGCTGGGGTTCAGTCGCTGTGCATGAATTTATGCTATTGGAAAAAGTTAGTTTGAAACTGGATATGAATTGGCTAATGAGTCTGGCCATGTTCATAGCTGCCTACTATATAGGCGATGAGGAATATAGAACTGAAGGAGGGTAATTAAATGAGGAAAGAATATCCAATTTTGATAACGGTGTTGCTAATCATAGGTCTGTTTGGTTCGTCTGCTTGGGCGGGAGAGCTTTCAGAGAAAATCAAAAAGCGACCAGTAAATGTCCTTGAATATACTTACGAGGGAATAGACTATGGACTGACTGTTTTGATGCAACTACTTAAAACTGGGAAACCTACTGTAATGTGGAATAAAGAAAATCAAAATGGCTCATCGGGATTTGGACTGACACTAATGGAGGGCTTTCTTCATAAGAGAGTCAACCTTGTTGGTGGGGCAAGATTTGTGAATAACAAGCCACGTTATGTGTTTTGGGGCTTGGAGATTCAGATGCCTGGGAAACTTTTAGAGCGGTTTCCCCTGGGATTTTACTGGTCACAAGATGAATGGTGGTTCGG